CTAGCTGTCGGTATGTACTGGTCAACAAACGGTACTTCTTCCCAGATTGCATCACAGGAACCCTCCAAAAGCCCACGCTCATATTTTACCAGCCTTTCTAATCTAAGCTCATTACGCCAATCTCCAGGTCTATATGGTGCGTTTTTAGGTGGACAGGGTACTAACTCAATCTCTTCCTCCTCTTCTTTCTGTCCTAAATTAATATTTACAGGATTTGCTTTTGGTTGAAAATTATATGTACCTTCTGTTTCTATAGTGTCCTGTGCATCGTAAACAATAGGTCTAAATGTTTTAGCTTCTGGTTGTACCTTAATTGGTTGTGTACCAGCAATTGCCTGACCATTAGGACAAGTAGCATAAGCCTTTCTGCCATGAAAAATTATCGTTGGATTTTCTGATAGTTTTATATCTCTACTAGTTAAATCACAAGCAGGGTTTTCGCCTACTAATACAATTTCAGGTATATAAGGTGTTTCTGGTATATTTATTTTTGGTATTTTTATCTCAGGTACTTTAATTGAAGGCAATTTAAAATTTTGGTAATCCTTTGAGTGTGGGTACAGATGGCCCTGTCATGTCAGGTAAACCTTTATCTAATACCTTTGGCATAAGTCCTGATACTTTACCCATGACTTGTTCCATCATTTTTGCCTTAAACTGTTCGCTGGTGACGTACTTAAATGTGAAGAATCCACCGCCTAGGATTCCTAACATAAGAATCCCAGTTACGATAGTAATAATGTCTAAAATCTTTCTCATGTTTAAAGAGGCGTTTTTAAAAGCTTTAGTGCCTGTTACTATTATAACTTTCACAGGAATTTTGGCTTTAGCTCCCCTGTATATTACGCTTGGTATCGTAACAAAACAAGTAACAATTCAAGATAAATGAAAATTTAGCTAGGTTCTGTAGGCCAAGTAATGTTATATGGGTCGGATTGAGAAGAAGGTACATCTCTAAGAGCCTGTCTATAGGTCTTCCAAGCGTCAGATAATGTAAGATCGCTGCTTGCTCTCCAATCTGTATCTTTTAATTTTTCATCTCTTTCAAATCTTATATTTTCCCATTGTTGATTTATAAGAGCAGTCTGCTCATCTGAAGTTGTGGATTCTACCTTTACAGTATAGACCTTACCGTCTTTAACATAAGCATCTACAGTAGATAGTTTTTGTGTTGGTGTTGTATATGTAAGAGTCTGTACAACTTCAACAACATTATTTGCTGTTAAAAAATCTGCATTAGGGCGAGCAGCAGTAAAGCTAGTGTTAGGAAATAGTTTTTTGATACTACCAGTGCTTTTTACAGTAGTACCATCAATAATTGCGTATTTCATTAAGGGGTCTCCAGTTCGTTAATTTGATCCGTAATTACATCGCGGATTATAATTGATTTTAATTGTTCAGTTGTATGATTTTCAACCTCAGTGGCTAACTTATCACGAAACTCAATTAAGTCAGGATAATCTGCATATTGAGTATTAATTTTATCGATAGCGCGTCTGTAATTATCTATGTTAATTTGATAATTTAAAATCTCATCATTTCGAGGTTTAAGTGCTTCTTGAAGAATTTGTAGTTTGTTCATAATTAATGTTAATAAAATTAAGCGGGACTAAAGGCAACTTTGTAAGAAGTGGAAGCTGGCAAGGTTGAAGGATCTGAATACTTAGTCCCAAAACCAGAATCCCAAGGATATGCAGTAATGAAAGGAGAGTTGTTGTGTGCTACGGCTATATTTTCTCCATCAGGAGTGAAAGCAACACCGTTACCATTAGAACTTGGTAATGTTGAAGGGTTTGAATACCTTGTGCCAAAACCAGAATCCCAAGGATATACACTTATGTAAGGACTACTCCGGTGTGCTATTGCTATATCTGTTCCATCAGGACTAAAAACAACATCAGCACCTTGGTTTGGTGGTAATGTTGAAGGGTTTGAATATTTAGCACCAAAACCAGAATCCCAAGGATATACACTAATGCGAGGAGAACTAGTATGCGCTACGGCTATATCTGTTCCATCAGGACTAAAAGCAACACTTCTACCATGGGTTGTTGGTAATGTTGAAGGGTTTGAATATTTAGCACCAAAACCTGAAGAACTCCACGGATACACACTAACGCATGGAGAACTACTATGTGATACGGCTATATCTGTTCCATCAGGACTAAAAGTAACTATAAGACCATTGCTTGGTGGTAAGGTTGAGGGGTTTGAATATTTAGTACCAAAACCTGATGAACTCCACTGATACACATTAATGTAAGGGGAATAAAGGACTGATACGGCTAAATATGATCCATCAGGACTAAAAGCGACACCACGTGCTGAAGTCGCTCCAGATGTTGGTAAGGTTGAAGGATCTGAGAATTTAGTACCAAATCCTGAATCCCAAGAATAAACAGTAACAAAAGGTGAAGCGAAGTGTGCTGCGGCTAATTCTGTTCCATTAGGACTAAAGCCAACATCAAAACATTCTCTTGGAAGTGGAGTAGAAGGATCTGAATATTTAGTACCAAAACCAGAGTCCCAAGGATATGCAGTAATGTAAGGACTGCCACCGTGCCCTACAACTATATCACCAGAATAAGGAGTACCACCAGCAGCAGCACGAAGTCTATGCGATAGTATCATGAAAGATCTCCTACCGTTGCACCATATAATTGACTTCCTACTTTAAATAATTCTATTGCTGTAGCATTAGCACCGCCAAGAGTAGGTGCAGACCCTCCATTCCATTTCATAGTTGGCCAAGTCAAAGAATAGCTTGATGCAGTTGATGTAACTATAAGAAGCATTGATTGACCAGTAGTTAGGCTATCAGTTACAGTTCTATTTGCTCCTAATGTCCAAGTTTGCACCATTCCATTATCAGGGTCTAAAGCAACAGAAGAGGCGTCAGTTATAGCAAATACATTTTCATTTATTGCATTTTGAAAGATAACAGACCCTGTAAATGTAACTCCTGTAGATGTAGTTGCCAGCTTTGCAGATCCACTATGTTTTAACGCAACACTAGAATCTGAAGCTAAAGAAATTGCATTATTGGAATTACTAGTATGTTGAATATCTTGTACTTTTATTGTTGACATAAAATTTTACTGCTTTAGTTTGATTTTACTATTAATTTTATAATTTGTCCTTTTAATCACGTTGCAAAAATTCTAAACCCACCAAAAAAAGTGTAAGCTGTTCCTGTTGGTTCTGTTGAACCTTCATTATGATAAACCTGACATCTTAAGGTGTCACCTACAGCTAATGTAAATACTTGCGACATTTGTGCTGAATATATTTGATGAGATTCAGAATATTGCGCTCTTGTTTCTGCATAAACAGAAGGATCTACATCGTTTTTACTTATTCCAACACGAACTATGTCATCAGATTGAATATCATCTATACCTGCTCCACCAAAAGCATAATAAATACCAGCTTGACCAGATTGTACCGTAAAAATACCTGTAGATTCATCCCATCCACCACTGTTAACACTTGGATTTACAGCTTCATCTCCTAGATTAACAATAGTACTCCATGTAACACTAGGAATTTGATTTTGAGTGTCTTGCCTCCCAAACCATGCAGGTTGTGATGTAGATATACCTGTTAAATTAGAACCATCAATAGCTGGCAATGTACCTGTTAAATTAGCTGCTGGTAAATTTGTAAGGCTTGCACCAGACCCAGAAAAAGTTGTTGCTGTACAAGATCCATCTACTTCTAGTACACCTGTTCCATTAGGAATAATTCTTACGTTTCCGTTTGTAGTGTTAGTTTGAATTTCGTCAACAATTATTTTTGACATTTTTAGAAACTTTTCTCTTTATTATAAATCATATTTATAAATATATCCACTTTTAAACAAACGTCATGGTAGAGTTTGCACTTACTGTAAGAGTAACACCAGAAGCAATAATCAGAGGACTAGCTGCAATATAATTAAAATTCGCTGTTGTAGTAAAACTGTTATCCATTTGATTTTCTGCTTCAACAAATAATTTTTCACTACCACCACCAACTAAACCTGTTGTTTGATTTACCCAATCAAGACCACCTGACCCATCAGTTTTCAAAACTTGGTTAGCATCCCCGTCATCATCTGGAAGAGTCAATGTATAACTAGCATTACTAGAATGTGGTGGTGATTTTATTTGTACTCCGTGATTATTATTTGAGCAATTAAGTTTAATTGTTCCAACAGTTCCATTAGTTGTACCATCACCTTTAATTTCAACAACACCATTACCATTAGGATTTAAAATTATATTTCCGTTAGTTGTACTTGTTGTTATTTCGTATGATTGTATATCTAAATTTGCTCCAAGTTGAGGTGAACTGTCTTCACTGACATTCTGTAAATAACTGGACGGTATGGAAGTTAGATATGTATTTGTATCAACGGTATAACTACCAGCACCAGTGCGTTTCATAAAACCATTAGACGTAAAGTCACCATCTAAGATGGCACTATCTAATGCTGTCTTGTCTTCATCAGTCATTACACCCCAAGCTGATGTAGTTGCAGCAGGTAGAGATGTATTATTACCCGATGATGATTCTATTGTTAAAGATGTTCCGTTAGCTGTATTACTTAAATCTGTTGCTCCACTGCCACTATTATCAGTACCGTTTACCCACGCAGAACCATCATATTTAAGTACCTGACCGTTTGTAGGGCTAGATAAAGTTACATCACTAATAGCTCCTAGTCCACCTGTAATATTTTGCGGTGCCCATTCTAAATTGCCCGATACACTTTGATTTACTGTTAAAACATAACCATTACTGCCATATAGACTAGGAAATGTAATACCTGTATCAGTGTCATTTTTCCAATAGTTATTAGTTGCGTCATATTTAAGTACCTGACCGTCTGTAACATTAGAAAGAGTTACATTTGTTAATCCACCTAATGCAGTAGCACCACTTGGTAACGAAGTTATATTATTTGTACCTAAGTTATAGATATTATTTCCGCAATCATTAAACACATTCAATTCTTCATAGCATTGAATTTCTTTACTAGTAGCAGTTAAATAAACAGCAGCCCAAGCACTAGCAAATCCATAAAAATTATTACCTTGTATGAGACTGTCAACACTTGTACTAGAAACATTAGGATTATCAATTACGATTCCTGTATTTTTATAGTTTGCGTAGCTATAGATATTTGTATTATTAGCACCAGCACCTACAGATATAAAGTTATTTCCACTTATGTTAATTCTTCCGCTATCAGATAAATAAAGACATCCTCTAGATCTTGCTCCTGTAGGATTTGAATTTAAATTTGCACCAGAAACAAAAAGAGAATTAGCTATTTGTATGTCTAATGAACCACTAGTAATTACGCAATAATGACTATTAAGAGCATTAGTAGCTATTGGTGGGTCTGATTGTTTAGTTCCACTATTAAATACGCTATTAGTTACTCTCAATACTGATCCACTAACAAAAGTAGTATCAACATTTGTATCTATGGTATCAATGTAAATACCAGTAGTCATTTGTTGAAACAAACAATTATTTATATAAAGACTAAAAGCATAAGGCCCATTGTATATACCATATAAACCATATAAAAAAGTACAGGTATCAAAATAATAATTTCCTAATTTTTTTGTATTATCAGTAGAAGTAATAAAAACAGAAATTCCAGACTGACCATTTACAGTTCCGGCTGTTCTACCAAAAACGTTATTTATAGGTGTCGTTCCTTCTGGATCAAATTCACCATAAAAAGAACAATTTTTAAAAGATACTTCATGTAAATCATTTATTTTTACTGCTGCACTAAAAAACGATTCAAACAAAGCACTATTGGCAGTGTTTGTCCAGGGTACAAATTGACAACTTTCTATTACACATAACTGTGTATGCTGTCCTGTTATATTACTACCTTTTAAATTGATACCTGTTGCTAATACGCTTTGTGTTTGATTAGCATAAGCAAATTCAATATTTTTTATACTAAACCTTGGCGCACCTGTTGAATAACCAGAAGCATAATGATTAGACGTTATGGTTACATCTAAAAAATTATCAGCACTTAAATTTAAATATCTAACATTTGTAATACCATAATGATCAAAACCTAAACCACTATTACTTGGTTGATGTAATTGAAAAATTACATTAGATCCTTGTGCAGCAGTTGGTATATCTATAGAATATTGCGTAACTGTTTGCGACATTAAAGTCAGATCTTGAATTGGTATTATTTGTCCAATTAAATTAAAACTTACACCATTATCTGTGCTGTAACGTAATTCTAAGTATTCTCCATCTGCGGCAGGGCTACTAATATCTGGATACTCACCACCATTATTGTCTGTACCAACAATTGCATCTATTTCTATTCTTGTTACTTTTCCATTACCACCTAAATTACTAGCATCTATAGGTGCAAAAGCAATTGATCTTTCAGATCCTGATGAAAGACTACCAGAATTAGTTGCTGAAAACGAAATATAATTTTGTCCTGTATTAAATCCACCACTATCTCCACTAGCACTAGAATTTGAGGCTTGAATTGATACGTTACCTACTACACTAAAAAAATCAACATCAGTACTAGTATTAATAGCTCCTGTATTTTTATTTGCAATCGCAATTGTAGATAAAGTCGTTAATGTAGGTATGCATTTAAAAATTACATTACCATTACCTTTAATATGTAATTGTTCAAATTGCGCGTCTATTGTTGCAAGTAAATTTTGTGTAAGAACATAAACACCAGCGTTTAACTGTAATTCTTTACCACTATTAGTAATACAAAAATTTATAGCGTTTTGTAATGATAAGGTGTCATCAGTAACACCATCACCTTTAGCACCAAAATCAGCAACATTAACTATATCAGCCAGTTTGTCTGTAAGAGTTCTTTCTACAGCACCAGTAACAGAACCAGAATCTACTGTATTGTTAACAGAAACTTTTAATGAATTAGAAATAGATGAAAGTTGTTCATTAGTAAAATCTGTTACTTCTTGCAGACCGAATAATAGTTGTTCAGTATTAGTATCTAAATCTGTTTCTGTTAAAACACTACCATCTTGGAAATCTACCTTCTTTGCACTTATATCTGTATCTCTTTGAAACTTAATAG